CAAGCTCGGACAGCTTGTCACATTTATGCCGCGCCAGGAGAACGGCAAGAAGCTGGGATTCGTAGGCAAGGCAGGCCTCCTCGGAAAGAAGGCCAAGGGCTGCGACCCTGACTACGAGAACAACCTCGTGAACACTTCCGAGAAGACCTGGGACATCCAGGAGTGGGAGATCGCTGAGGCAATCTGCTACAAGGAGCTCGAGAACACCATCGCCGAGTACTTCGCGGCAAATGGCAGCGACATGGCTGACCTCACCAGCAGCGAGTACATGGACACTATCGTGCGTCCGATCCTCGAGCAGGCGATCCGCGACCTCGTGATCCGTCTCGTATTCTTCGGCGACAAGAACGCAGAAGGCTCACTCAAGGACGGCGTGAGCGCTGAATACTTCAACCTCATCGACGGCATCTGGAAGCAGCTCTTCCAGGGCGTGGCAGACGGCAAGACCACTCGTGTGGCAGTGGCTGCGAACGCGGCTGCAACTGTTGCCGCTCAGTACGAGGCAATGCGCCAGCCAGGCGCTGCGACAGGCGTGCTCAACGACCTCATCATCAACACACCGATGAAGCTCCGCACAATGGCTGACCGTGTGTTCATCGTGACTCAGGCCTTCGCCGACATGCTCGCGCTGGATATTCAGGAGAACAACAAGGGCAGCGAGCTCCAGTGGGAGTCAATCTTCGCAGGCATCCAGAAGACCACATACCAGGGCATCACCCTCATCGCTGTGCCTCAGTTCGACGAGATCATCCAGGACTACCTGAAGAACGCTGACAACGCAGCAGCATACGACAAGCCATTCCGCGTGATCTACGGCTCGAAGAGCAACTTCCGCGCTGGTACCAAGTCAACCGAGACCCTCGCAGAGCTCAAGGTGCACTTCGACGAGGTGACCCGCAAGAACTACCTCTACGCAGCTGACACCCTCGGTGCTATCGTGGTGGCTGAGGAGTACGCCGCAGTGGCATACTAACCGATTAACGGAAAGGAGGACAATATATGAGCTATTGTGACGGAATAATCACGCAGGGCCTTCCTAAGGGCGACTGCGTACAGACGCCAGCCAAGGGCTACGAGCGCGTGGCTGTCCTCATCAACCGCGAAGACGTAGACTTCAGCAACGTGACCATGTCGGAGAATCATCCGAACGTGGTCACAGCGCTGGGCCTCGCCGACGGCAAGAAGGGATTCGAGATCCACCAGCTCGGCAAGCAGCCGTTCGCCGGTTCAACCACATCCCTCAGCGCCGGCACCTACTACAATGGAGTCAACAAGAACTTCGTTATCGCGGTGCTGAACAACGACAGGGACGTGCAGAGCGGCCTCGCTGATCCTCTTCTGAACGGAGAGTTCATCGCGATCGTGGAGCGCAAGGACAAGGGCAAGGACAACGCCTCAGCCTTCGAGATCCTCGGCTTCCACAACGGTCTCCAGCTCTCGGCATACGAGGCTGACCCGTACGGCGACGTATACGGCGGCGGACTCTACACAATGACCGAGGAGAACGCGCCTGTGACCAGGCTCTACCTTGGCGAAACATACGAGGCCGGCAAGGCACTCTTCGACTCGCTCAAGGCGTAACTAATAAACGCATTGCGCTATGACTTACGCAGAGGCAATGACAACGCTGACTCGTCTCCGCTCGCTATTGACAGCGGGGGGAGACGATTCCGTTTTTAACGAAGAAGACCGCAGGATCATCGAGGCCCTGAGCCTCAGCGAGCTCGGCAAATCGGTGAGGCAGTGCAACTGCCGCGACCGCAACGCCGACGCGGTCATGGAAATCTATCACACACTGAAAAAGAGAGGAATCATGGCAGCAGAACAGACATACAAGCTCCGCCCAGGTGTGCTCATCTGGGTCGGCACCAACGTATACACCAACAGCAACCTCACCGACGAGGTGGCCGCCGCTTACCTTGAGACACATCCGGAGGCTCGCGGCAAGTTCGAGCGCATCCCCAGTGACTATCAGTCGCCCGCAGAGCAGGAGCTTGCGGAGAAGGCTGAGGCGTCCAAGGCCAAGCGCAACAAGAAGAAGGTGACACCAACAGCGGAGGAATAGGCCATGAAGGTGACGAGGCTGCCGAAGGCAGAACAGGCGCTGGATCCGCGCTATCTGAAACAGCTCGACATCAAGTCGTATGATGCCGACAATCTGTACCCGCAGAACGTGCGCGCCATCGTGGCGGCATCGAAGACGGGCAGCGGATGCCTTGAGAGGTACACCGACTACATCGAAGGCCGCGGCATCGCTTCCGCTGCCCTCGCGTCGCTGAGGGTCAATCTGAACGGCGAGAGGCTGTCGGACATCCACGCCCTCGTGTCGGCGGACCTCGCGCTCTTCAATGGCTTCGCCCTGCACGTCAACTACAACGTCGAAGGCAAGGTGGTGGACGTGCACCACGTGCCGTTCGAGAACGTCCGCATCTGCGAGGCTGACACCGAGGGCGTAACCCGCATGGTCGCGCTGCATCCCGACTGGTCCGGACAGCTCACGAGGAATGGCAAGCCTGTCCAGGTGAAGAAGGAGAACGTCGACTACATCGACGTCTTCAACCCGGATCCCGTGGTCGTGCTCAGCCAGATGCTGGAGGCTGGTGGCCCTCAATTCTACAAGGGCCAGATCCTGTACTACTCGAGGGAAGGGCACTTGCAGTACCCATACGCCAAGGCGCACAGCATCCTGACTGACCTCAGCACCGACGAGGGACTGAGCAACGTGCAGCTGCGCAACGTCCGCAACAACTTCCTCCCTGCTGGCGCCTTCGTGCGCATGAAGGGCTCGAAAGGCTACCTGGAAGGCGACGAGAGCGAGGCGGTGGACAGCAGCTACTCCGATGACCTTCTCGCGCTTCAGGGCGACACCGAGGCGGTCAACATCATTGACATAGAGGTGGAGACCAAGGAGGACATCCCTCAGTTCATCAACTTCAGAGGCAACAACTACGACAAGGACTTCACGGAGACCGCTGCCGAGACGAAGGACTGCATCTACGCGGCCTTCGGCCAGGAGGGCTGGCTCGCCATCCGTAACGGCAAGGTGGGCTTCTCCGGTACCCTGGTGGCGGACGTCGAGCGCGACTACGCGAAGCGCTGCGAGAAGACGCAGCGACCTCTTACCGCCGCCTATCTTTCCATCCTATCATACTGGGCCGAGGCTCTTCCTGAGCAGCCGACCCGCGAGTCCCTCGCGATCGTGCCTCTGGTGGACCTCACAACATCGCAGACCGCATGACGACAAACAGCATCATATCATACGAGGACCTGAGCATCCTCGCCCGCCCATGCTCCACCGACAGGGAGATGGCCGAGGCTATCATCGCCGAGGCGCAGCGTGAGGACATCCGCAGACGCGTCGGCGACTCGCTGTACCTCGCGATCACCCAGGACCAGCCGGAGGAGCGCTTCAGCGTCCTTCTGGAGGGCGGCGTGACCGCTACAGGCGAGATCCTGACCGGCATCAAGACAGCGCTGGCCTACTATGCGCTGGCGAGGATCATGCGCGACGGCAACATCCAGGCGACTACCTACGGCGCGGTGGTCAAGGACGACCAGTACAGCGTCGAGACCGAAATGCAGGAGAGGCAGAGGCAGTACCGCGAGCTCTTCTCCATCGCTGACCGCTACATGCGCGAGGTGCTGGAGTACTTAACCTGCCACCGCAGCGACTTCCCTGAATACAGGGCCTGCAAGACCGACAGGTCATCCAACAGGATGACGATCCGAGTAATCAAGAAAATATAGGCCATGGACAGAATAGCAGTATACGCCGGCACTGAGGTCAAGCTCAGCGTCAGCATCGAGCCGATGGACGGCTACAACCTGGAGGACCTTGAATTCAAGGCCGAGGTGGGATGTGTGCCATGGCGGCCCGTGACGATAACCAAGAACGACGCCATCAAGGTGGACGAGAACACCTACATAGTGACCGCCGACACCAGAAGGATGGGAATCGGACCTATGAGGATGCGCCTCACCGTACTCGTTCCGGACGGAGACTTCCCGGACGGCTACAGGACCGAGGTGGCTGAGATAATGACAGACCTTGAGGTCGTGAAGCGGTTCTAAGCCATGGGATGCCTCATCTTCAGCGTGAAGCCTCTGCACCTCCCCATGACGGTGGAGGTGGCAAGGAAGGGCGAAGGGCTCACCGCAAGCGCACGACGCATCGGTGCGGGCCTTCTCGCCTCGGCTCAGCGCATCGGGGCGTCTCTGGAGTGCAGGGCACAGCGCATCGGAGCAGGACTGACAGCTTCCGCATCGCTCGTCTGCACGGTGAGCATAGAGCGCAGCCTCTTCTACGCGGCTGACGGACTCTTCATCACGGCGGCGGGGGAGTTTATCGAAATAACGGAGGGATAGCAATATGGCGAACTTTCACAGCAAATACACCGGCAAGGAGATCGAGAGCTTCCTCGACCTTGTCAAGGACGTGCAGGACAACGACACCCTCGGCAAGCTGACACGCGTGGCGACCGACCACGCCCAGAGGCTCGTCAAGGTGGAGAAGGCCGCAAGGGAGCAGGCCGACATTCTCACCAAGCTCACGGCGGGAGCGGACACGGAAGGCTCCATCGACAACAAGATACACAGCGCAGTCAAGTGGGGCTCGCTGGATTAGCAAACCTTTAACATACGGATATATGGACACAATCGGAACGAACCAGTTCAGGTTCACGTACTCAGGCACCAAGGCGGAGTTCATCGCCGCCGGACGTCCGGCAATCGCCGACGCAAACAACCTCATCGTCTTCATCAAGGACACTGCGCATGACGGTGCAGGCTCCTGCATCTATGCGCATGGCATGTACTTCGCAGACGTTCAGAGCCTCATAGCCGCGACGCTTGCCGGTCTTGCATACTTCAAGGGCATCAAGATAGGCACCGACCTCTACAATGCGGCGGCAGGCGGCGGCTACATCAAGTTCGAGGCTGCTGACCCTGCAACCGTGGCGGTCAACGCGGGCGAGGATGGCATAACCATCGGTCTCACTGCTGCCTTCGTCACCAAGGTCAACGACACCGCGACATCGGTGGCCAACATCGCCAAGGACTACCTCACAAGCGCCGACGCCCTCTCTATTCAGACCGCCATCGGCAACGCGCAGGCTGCAGCAGTATCTACCGTCGTAGGTTCCGACAACGACGCAAGCTCGGCGAACACCATCAAGGGAGCCAAGAAGTACACCGACGAGAAGGTCGCAGCTGCAGCAGGTGACATCACAACACTCGCCGGCAGGGTGACCACACTCGAAGGCGCAGACGCGGGCAAGAGCGTGCGCGGCATCGTGCAGGACGAAGTGGCCAAGCAGCTGGAGAGCGAGAACATCAGCGACAGCTTCGACACCCTCAAGGAAATGGCAGAGTACCTCTCTGGCCATCCGGATGACGTCGCTCAGATGAATGCGGCGATCAAGGCCAACTCTGACGCCATCGCCCTCCTGAACGGTGACACTGAAGGCTCGGTCAACAAGAAGATCGCAGCCGCTATCAGTGCCGAGGCAACCCGCGCAGACGGAGTGGCTCAGGAGAAGGCAGACGCAGCACTCGCAAGCGCCAAGGAGTATGCAGACCAGAAGACTGCAGGCCTTGCCGGAGGCGTATACACCAAGGCCGAGGTGGACGCGATGTTCGCGTGGGGATCACTCGACTAAGTTCAACCGGGAGGGGTTTCGGCCTCTCCCATTAACCGAAGAATGCTATGGCAGGAATACCGGATATGGTGAAGCTGGTGGCGGACCTCGCCACGTATGAGGCGGCGGTCGCAGCGGGCAAGACCTCGCCGGACGTCATGTACCTCATCCTCGCGGAGAAGAAGGTATTCTTCCAGGGCGAGGATTGGACGGAACTCGACACCTCGGATCTCGCGACGAAATCGGAGCTTGAAGCCGCTGAAAAAGTGACAGCAGCTGCGCTCAACGAATTGAACGCGAGGCTACTGTTAATCGAAGAACTTCTTAATAACGACACCTAATGAAATACCTTACATTAGTTAATTCAGCGGATGAATATGAGGCGCTGCTGAACAGCGGAGAAATGAAGAAGCCTCATGTGGTATACATTAACAAGGGCAGTGTACACTATCACCCGTATATACCGCCGCAGCCGCTATATGTTGAAGCTATCGAGAGCTTGACGGTGTCGTTCACTCAGACTGCTGAATATAGCCTTGACAATGTATCGTGGGCAAGTCTACCGGCGAACACATCTACTCCGACAATACCGGCGGGCAGCAAGGTGTATTTCCGAGCAAGCGGCCTGACAGCGAACTCGACAAACGGCATAGGCACATTTGCCATATCGGCGAAATGCAATGTCGGAGGCGGTGTAATGTCGATGCTATTCGGCGATGATTTCGACGGTCAGCTGGAGATTCAACAGACCAATGCTTTCCGTAAACTTTTCGCGGACTGCCCGATAGTGTCAGCAAGTGCCTTAGAGCTCCCCGCTACGACATTGACGGAGTATTGTTACGCCTACATGTTTTACAAGTGCACAAGCCTCGTTAATGCACCAGCGCTTCCGGCGACGACATTGGCAACTTACTGCTACTTCGGTATGTTCTCGAGCTGCACAAGCCTCGTTAATGCACCAGCGCTTCCGGCGACGACATTAGCATCAGGCAGCTATTACAGCATGTTCTCGAGCTGCACAAGCCTCGTTAATGCACCAGCGCTTCCGGCGACGACATTGGCAACTTTCTGCTATTACGCCATGTTCAGAGACTGCACGGGTCTTGTGACGGCTCCGGAACTTCTGGCTACGACATTGGCTCCAAGCTGCTGCTGGCAGATGTTTGACAACTGCACAAGCCTCGTTAATGCACCAGCGCTTCCTGCTACGACATTGGCTTCAAGCTGCTATTATTACATGTTCCGCGGCTGCACGAGTCTTGTGACGGCTCCAGCGCTTCCTGCTACGACATTGGCTTCAAGCTGCTATTATTACATGTTTTACAACTGCACAAGCCTCGTTAATGCACCAGCGCTTCCGGCTACGACATTAGCAAGTAAATGTTACTACGGCATGTTCAACGGCTGCACAAGCCTCGTGAATGCTCCTGAACTTCCGGCTACGACATTGACAAGCCAGTGCTACACGCAGATGTTTTACAACTGCAAGACGCTTGCGTATATTAAGGCTATGTTCTTGACGAGTCCAAGCCCCTCGTATACTACGGACTGGGTATATAATGTAGCGGCAGCAGGAACTTTCGTAAAGAACAGCGCAGCGACTTGGACCGCAACTGGCAACAATGGCGTGCCTACAGGCTGGACAGTAGAGACCGCAGAAGCATGATGAAGCGAGCAGTGACCCTTGCCCTCCTGCTCCTTGCAGCAGGATGTGCCAAGACCGAGGTGCTGAATATGCCGGAGGCTCCGGCCATTGACACCTCGGCGGTCAAGGCGAGACCGAAGCCGCCCAAGCCTCCGAAGGAAGAACCGGACACGGCGAGAGTGCCGATAGGCTGGTCGCCTTCGGTGGAGGACTGGGAAAACATTGAAGAATGAACGCATAAAAACCTACAGACTTACAAATGGAAAGAACGACAAGACAAGCAGACAAGTACATCTTCCTCGTATGCCTCACCGTGAGCATCGCGCTCTTCGGGGGTGGCTTCTTCTGCCCTCCGAGGGGCGTGATCGATGGCTCGGTTCTCAAGGCAGCGGGCATCCTCTTCGGCTTCGCAGCCCTGGCGGTGGGGGCACAGGCCCTCCACAATGGCAAGGAGCTCACCTTCCACAAGGATGACGTGGACATCACCATCAGCGACAAGGAGGAGGACGAGGCATGACACGCGACGAGATCATCCGACAGCTCAAGCGCTACTTCCAGGTGTCTGAGCTCGTGTGCAATCATACGCACGCCAAGTGGGGCGAGAAGTCATGGCAGTTCCTCGACACCGCCTTCCTTCACAACCTCCTCGTGATCCGCCGCGACATCCTGCAGCTGCCGATGGTGTGCAACCACGGCAACCAGCTCCAGCGAGGCCTCCGGTGCAACCGGTGTGACCTCGTGCGCCAGAAGGACACCGTCTACCTCTCCAGCCACCTGCTGGGCAAGGCCGGCGACTTCACCGTCCAGGGACTGACGGCCCAGGAGGCCCGCTCCCGCATCCGCAACGCAGCCAACCTCCTGCCGCACCCGCTCCGCATGGAGGGCGGCGTGACCTGGCTTCACATCGACGTCCTGCCACAACATGGCATTAATGCGAAAGTATATGAATTCACAGCCTAACTATATCTTCTACGGGGTGCTTCTGTTCGTCTTCGGTCTGCTGTGTTTCACAACAGGCCGCAAGAGCGTCAGAATCTCCGAAAATGAGCCCGAAGCTCCAAGGGTGGACACTTTGATCGTCCGGGATACCGTTCGCGTCTCATATCCGGTGCCGGTCAAGATGCTGCAGGTGGACACCATGCTCGTAGAGCTGCGCGACACCGTCCGCATCAAGGACACCCTGTACGTGAGCCTGCCTTTGGAGACACGCACATACAAGCGTGAAGACTTCTACGCCGAGGTCAGCGGCTACGATCCAAGGCTGACATATATAGAGGTCTATCCTCAGACCCGGACGGTCACCAAGACAGTCACGGAGACGCAGACCGTGCGCAAGAAGACACCATGGGGCATCGGCGTGCAGGTCGGCTACGGCATAACGAAGCAGGGCGACAGCTTCCTTCCCGGGCCATACGTCGGCGTCGGCATACAATACAGCATCATACGCTGGTGAGCTTGGCACGATGCGTGCATATGACTACATCGGCAGACGTTTTACACTAATTTTCATAGCATCCATTCAATCTACAGAAGACCCTCCGTCGCGAGACGCGGGGTCTTCTTCTTTTTTTGCCAAAAATTGACAAATTTGGCATAGAGTGTGAAAATCTGAAGGAAAACGAACACGCAATGGACATATCAAGAGACCACGCGGCCGTTCTGGCCGCCGTATCACGCGCCACAAACATCCCCGAGGCGCTGATCTTCTCCAAGAGGCGCGGCCAGCTCTACTTCGACGCGCGCTGGATCGCCGTCCAGCTCCTGGCCGACCTCGGCTACTACTCAGGGCAGATCGCCGACATCTCTGGCATGACCCTCCGGAACGTCAACCTCATTCTTGCGCAGATCCAGACGCGCGGCAACTCCTCGTGGAAGCAGTTCGGAAAGCAGCTGGAAGCGTGCAGGAAGGCGTTAGGAATCGAGGCGACGGCATAGGGTCCACACCTTGCAATGTTTTCGTGCGGAGCAATGTCGCTCCCACAAAAACACAGTTATATGGAACCTATCATTAAAGAGACTCAGGTCATTCGTGACCATGACTACGGCGGATGGGGCGGCAATGTCAGAGGCAAGGCCAACGCCGGCATCACCCTCGGCATCATCGGCACAGTCCTGGGCGGTGCGGCACTCGCACGCCAGGGAGGAATCGGTGGCATCCTCGGAGGAGGCACCGCGCCTTCGACCAGTTCGGTGACCTACAACACCAGCCCGGCAGTGTGTCCGAGCTCGCTGCTCGTGAAGGAATGCGATGACGTGCTGGCAATCACCAAGGGCTACTACGACCTCGCGATCAGCGGAATGCGTCAGGCAGCCCAGGCGCGCGAGGTGGACGTGGCTGAGAAGTTCGGCCTCTTCATCAACAACCGCAACAGCATCGACGCGCTCAGCGAAAGGACAAACGCGGCCTTCTTCGACCTCTACAAGTACACACGCGACAAGGACGACGAGACCAGCGACAAGATCGCTGCACTCGAGGCCCAGGTGGCTGTCAGCAACGCCGTGCGTCCTTACCAGGACAAGCTCATCCAGTGCGAGATCGAGAAGAACTTCACATGGCTGAAGAACTACGTAGACCGCAAGACCTGCAAGATGATCGAGGGCGTGACAACCCTTCCGCTCACTCCTGAGGTCACCGGAGTCCTCAGCCAGACCTGCTGCAACCAGGCGCTCCTTGCGTCTCTCGCAGGTGGCGCATAATTACTCACAATAATAACTGAAGACGTTATGTCAGGAATCAAT